CCCCACATGTCTACTTTGTTGTTCATTACAGTATTATAAGTGGGTAATGCTGATGTTTTAAAATCTGTATGTTGTTTATTGTGCGCCCATATATCGTATTGTGTACATTGCTTATCAAAGTAACTTCTATTTAAATAAAACGGATGCCAAACACTGCCCTTAGGATCTCTCCAACCAGGAAAATTAATACCTGTTTTATATGTTGTATCAATATTTGGAAACCAATCAGTTAGTTGTAATCCGCACTCTCTTAAAAAATGTGGAAACGTAAGTACTGTTGCTTCACCAACTCCAATAGGATTACCTACTTCTTTATCAATAACTGTTAGTTCAAGATCCCATTTGTTATTCATAAGATATGCCGCACCTAACCAAGCCGCTGATCCACCACCTACAATAGTAATATTCTTAATTTGTTTCATTTTCTAAATATCCGATTAAGTTAAACACTGTTTCCAGTTTAGTTTGATTTGTTTTGCTTTGTAATGTATTACGTAATCCTACATGTAAGGGTTTTGGCCATTTACCAAAACTTACCCATGAATACCCATTGTGTTCTTCATTTAATATTGGTAGGAATTCTTCATTTACAACAACCAAGTATGTATGAAAACTAAACTTTTCGTCTGTACTAATAAATGTTTCTAGAGGAATAGTTTTAGTAATGTTAGGAAGAAAGCCTAGTTCTTCCTCAATTTCTCTTTGTAGCGCAGGCCACGGAAGTTCATCCTTGCCGTTTGTCCCGCCGACTAAGCCCCATACATTTTTCTGTTTACTTTGTGCTCTATGTAATAACAAAAACCGTTTAGTTTTTAATGAATAAAAGAGAGCACCACTACAAATTATCTCTTGGTTCATGCAATTAGTTATGCTATTTGGTGATACGCCAAGAGCCTTTTCGGTATTCGCCCTCGAATGAAAGTATCCATTCTGTACCAGTCCATTTATACTGTACACCAGTATTTAAATTTGTTATGTAAACTGTAGAAGTATCTGTGTAAGTACTAGCATCAAATACTACATGCCAAGCAGTACCGTCCCATTCTACAATATCATTTTCGCCTGCTACGAAGTCTGAATTATCTGCGTTTTTCCAAGCGTCTGGACCATCATATCCTGCTCCGCCTACATTAGTACTTGGATTAATAGATTCTAATAATAATAATCTAAGTCCTGCTGTTTTAGTACTAGTAGGGTTGTATTTTTTTGGATCAATAATAAAGTCTACACTACCTGTATTACCTCTACCTGCTGGAGAATTTAAATTAGTATTAGTTGGAATAGTATCTATGTCCCAATTAATAACAAGTTGCGTTTCGTCTAGAGGATTAATTGTAATAGTTCCGTTAACACTTCCTGCTGTTGCTGATTCACCTGGAAGTATAGTACGCTTTAATTGTAACTGACTTAATCCAGCAACATAATCTTGAGGACGATCTTCAAAGAAGTCAGTCCATAATTCTGTACCAACTGATCCTTTGCTTATTAATTGTGCTACATTGTTAAGAACATTAAGATCATAATTTTCGTAACCACGTACTACCATATTAAGATCAAGTCCACCTTTTTCTAAATCAGTAGTAGGAAGTACAGTGCCACTATATGCTGTTAGCTCTGGTGTAGACACTCCAAGGTCAATTGTACCTTGTGACTCGTCAAAAATACTCATTACAACATTTGTAATAATACCAAGTTTTTTAACCTTAGCAGGCATATTAATGTATATTGGTGTTGTAAAACTAAGTTGTGCGATATCAATTTCTGATTCTGTACCAATTGGAATACTTCTACTACTAAAACTTGTTCCTGTTAATTCTACACTAGTTAAACTACTCCAGTCAATATAATTGTCTGTAGTTTGTATTTCTAAACTAGGATTAAACAACATTAATAGTTGCTCCATAATTTGTAACTTTTGATCTGTATTAGTTGACCAAATATCTACATTAATACTTAATGTATAAGGACTAGGCATTATACGTTCTACTGTATAGTTTTTACCTTGTGTGTTTAAGTATTCGTTGTTGTCAGCATCATATGCTCGTTCTCTAATATGAACTTTGCTAGTAAACGAACTATCACTAGTTCTAGATCGGTCTTGTTCTAGCCCAGTAATATAAACTGCCATACGTGGCGCACTAGGTATTTTGTTTTCTGAATTGTCTCTAAGGATGTGTCCAACTTGACGAGTAATGTCTCCGTACATAACAGGTACTTGTGTTATTTTACCGTCGCCGTCTTTATACGAGAAGTTACTAAACAGTCTTACTAACTGAGTAATATATCTACGTATTTGTCCATCATAAAAATGTTGCATTAATTATCTGCCTTTGGTCTAAGTGCTTGTGAAATACCTTGACGTTCTGGAGTAACTTCACCACCAATTGTACTAGTTTTAGTATTATTAATAAACGTACCTTTTTGTGTTTGTTTTGTAGTTGTATTTGAAAGATTTTGACGTTCAACTGTTTCCATTTTAACCCACCTTCGGCTGTCATATCTAAATAATCTATTAGGTAACATATCAACTCTTAAGAAATAATCACCTTCTACGCTTTGTGTAGGAAAACTTAATCCACTACCAAATGTTTCTCCATTTGGTGCTAATCCGTCTCCTAGTAAATATCCGTCATAGCCGTTACGATCTGGTGTTTGGTTAACTCTACTAGCATCTAGTTGACCACTTTCAACACTAGCATCAATATCAGTTTGATCAGTTCTTACAAGTTCTGCTTTTCCATTGTCATCAGTTTGTAATGTATAGAAACTACTAGTGTCATAACCTGATTTAGGTGCGTCTGCTTCTGCTTGTTGAATAATAGCATTATTAACTTGCATTTCTGTTTCATATGTACTAAGCACATCACGTAATGTTTGTGTACTACCTTCTTCTGCTGGTAGATCAAGTATTTCTTTAAATTCTTGTGAGTCAACAATTTGTTTCATTTTAACTCTGTATAAATGTGGATACCAAGTAGGTGAAAATCCTTCACTTGCTCTGTTTACATCTTCAACTACATAATAACGTTTTAACGCTACACTAAAGTCATTAAGAGCATTCTCGTCTTTTAAATGTGGAAGTTCAATTACATCTCCGGACATAATTTTACGTCCTAATGTTCTAACACTATAATTAATAGGAATTGTCATAAAGATAATATCATTTTGTAAAAATAATCCAAATTGACTCATATCAAAGTCAACATCAGAAACATTATAAATTCCACGCATTGTGTATATGTCAGGATCGTATTTTCGATCTCTGTTTTCCATAAACAACATATCTTGTATGTTTGTTTCTTTTACAGCATTGTACTGTGGCTGATCTGCCGTAGCAGTAGCATCATCAGGGTTTTTAGGTCCTAAATATTTGTGAACGAAGACATCCGTTCCTCCAACTGTAAACATCTCTGTTATAGTCTTATCAAGGAAGGAATAATCTTTTCCCTTTTCGGGTTTGTATAAACTCAATCTCGGCATAGTAATAGTATTTATGTGATGATAAATACTATAGCGGAGAAGGACTAACATGGCCAGTAATATTCAGACAAAAAGACAAGAAGTGTACAAATATATAGAGTTAAATCTAGGTGGAGGCATGATTGATGTCGAACTAGATCCAGAACACTATGAAAGCGCACTTGATACAGCATTAACAAAGTTTAGACAGCGTAGTGACAACGCCGTAGAAGAATCATATATATTTCTTCCTACAGTAATTGATCAAAACGATTATATTCTACCAAATGAAATAATGGAAGTACGTCAAATATTTCGTAGATCAGTTGGATCACGTACAGGTGGTGGAGATGGCGGCACATTGTTTGAACCATTCAACTTAGCATACACAAACACTTACTTGTTAGCAAGTTCTAACATGGGAGGCTTAGCAACTTATAATGCGTTTGCTGGTTTTCAAGAACTTGTAGGACGTATGTTTGGTTCATTTATTGAATTTAAATGGAATAGATCAAATAAAAAACTTACAGTATTACAACGTCCAAGAGCAGAAGAAGAATTACTACTTTATGTTTATAATTATAGACCTGACTTTGAATTGTTAGATGATTATATGGCTATACAATGGATTAAAGATTATGCTTTGGCAAAAAGTAAATATATGCTAGGCGAAGCACGTAGTAAGTTTGCTACTATTGCTGGACCACAAGGCGGAACTTCTATGAACGGTGATGCTCTAAAAGCTGAAGCACAAGCTGAACTAGAAAAACTTGAAATGGACGTTCAAATGGCTGTACCAGGCGGTACAGGCTACGGCTTCACAATCGGTTAAAATAACACTTGACTTCCGATAAATTATAATGTATAATAACATTATAAATTAAGGAATCAGTATGATTATTGGAATATGTGGACTTATTAGTTGCGGTAAAGGCACAGTAGCAGATATATTAGTCGACGATCACAACTTTGAAAAAATTAGTTTCGCAGATAAACTTAAAGATGCTGTATCTTTAATGTTTGATTGGCCACGTGACATGCTTGAAGGTGAAACTCCAGACAGTCGTTATTGGCGTGAGCAAGAAGATACATTTTGGACAAAAGAAACAGGACGTAGTGTAACTCCGAGATTGATATTACAAGAGTTTGGTACTGACTGTATGCGTAACGGATTCTATGACGGTATTTGGGTTAGTTTTGTTAAGAAAACTATTATTGATAATCCTAATAAAAATTTTGTTATTCCTGATGTACGTTTTGAAAACGAAGTAGAAGTTATTAAAAGTATGGGCGGTAAAGTATGGTGCGTAAAACGCGGCCCAGATCCTTTATGGTTTAGACAATACCAAGACCTAGGCTTAGAACCTACAGATGTACATCCTAGTGAATGGCGTTGGGCTAAAGCTAACTTTGATTTTAATATCTATAATGAAGGTACTATTGACGATCTTAAAAGTCAGGTAAAAGGTCGCCTTGCTTCCACTGAACGCCTTGCTTTTGCTGAATCCTCTGGCAGTTAGCACATATAGTTTTTAAGTTATTAGGACGACAGTTATTTAGATCACCGTCTATGTGATATACGTTAAACTGCTCTTTATGCTGACTTTTATAATTACATTTCTCACAAACATCTTTTTGTCGATATCCAGCCTGATACCATTTAGGAACCCCAATGTTACGACCACCATTGTGTAAACACTTCTCACATACCCGTCGATAGTAAGTCTTGTTATTCTTTTTATAGTTTATAGCGGCAGGCCGCATGCCACAATCGCATAAAGGTCTCATATTGTATTTACCTCACCTTTTCACCACCTTTTATGTCGGTATTTGTTGTACTCTTTTTTGATAAAGGCATAAATACTTTTAACAGTTGTTATTATGAACACTACAGGAGAAAAATAAAATGGCTTTAGTATCACCAGGAGTACAGGTTAGTGTAATTGACGAAAGTTTCTACACACCAGCAGAACCAGGTACCACTCCAATGCTTTTTGTTACTTCCAAGCAGGATAAACAAAACGCGGCAGGAACAGGTACAGCAAGGGGAACAACGAAAGCGAACGCAGGCGTTCCTTTCTTAATTACATCACAAAGAGATTTAGCTGATACGTTTGGAGATCCTATCTTCCAAACAGACGCAAACAACAATCCAATAAACGGCGGAGAGTTGAACGAATATGGCTTACAAGCGGCATATTCATATTTAGGTGTTAGCAACAGAGCATTCGTAGTAAGAGCAGATATTAACTTATCAGAGATTGAACCTAGTTCAAGTGCTCCTGCGGCAACTCCAGCTAACGGAACATGGTGGTTTGACACTGCCTTAACAAAATACGGAATATTTGAGTGGAACGGAAATGCCGTGACTGTAACTGGTGGTCAGTCATTTACAAATAAAGTACCACTTGTTATTACAAATAAAATTAATCTTGTTGGAGAACAAAACACAGGTGCTCCAAAAGGATCAGTAGGTGCTGTAGGAAATTACGCTATTGTAGCAACAACAACTGTTAATAAAGTATACTACAAGAATAGCACAGGTACATGGGTTAAAGTAGGATCAGCGGCTTGGGTATCAAGTTGGCCAACTGTACAAGCAACAGTTTCAAATCCAACATTAACAATAGGACAAACTATTGGTATTAATGGAACAACAGTTGCGGCAACAGGCGCAACAGCAACACAAATGGCTACAGATATTACAGGCGCAGGCATTACAGGTGTATCGGC